AAGACAAACATCGCATGATGAGTCCCGTACCAGTAATGGACGGAAAGGAAAGGACTCAGCTAGTTGGTGACGTAAATCTTAAAACGTCACGCCCGAAGATGGTAAAACAAAGATCTCAAAAATCATTGTTTAAACCATTGACAAAAAACGATATCGACATGATCTTACTAGATGATGTTGATCAGTGCGGACCAGATTTTAGTGAAATCTCAGTCCCACCGGAGATCAGGAAACCCACGTTGGAAGAGATAAACGCAATGTATGCTCAATGGGTGAGAGATAATCACAACGCAACACCAATTCGCACCAACGCGACTGAGATTGCACACGATGAGCCAATGTATGACCCACCCGTTTTCGCGGCATACACGGAAGATAAACCATTTATATTCCAGGCTGGAACTGCGACGACAACACCAACTACACAGGCTACCACTAATGCAGGTACCGTCGTTTTTTCTGACACACCATCAAATGTTGTAAACATGGTGGAAGGAGTTATGGATGATACGCGTTACTTAGCTGCTAATGCCGCAGATGGTATGGCAGCTTTTTTGTCACGACCAGTACTAATTCAGACTGTAACTGTAGCTGTGGGTGCTAATACATATGTGGATTTTAATCCGTGGAAGAGGTTTATAGATAATAAAAGAGTAATTAATAGGCTTGTGAATTATAATAACTTACGAGCCAAGTTGCACGTCAAATTTTTAATTAATGGTAACGGATTTTATTATGGAAAGCTTATAGCATCATACTTGCCTTTGAGAGCGAGCGATGGTCTGGAGCATAATCATATCACTGCGTCCCCTGCGAACATTTGTTTAGCAACGCAGAGACCACATATATTTCTAGATCCGTGTATGAGTACGGGAGGACAATTAGATTTACCATTTTTCTTCTGGAAGGACGCTCTTAACATACCTGCAATGGACTGGGATCAAATGGGGCAAATATTCATTGAATCCATCAACCCCCTTAGAAATGCCAATGGCTCAACTGCTGATTTAACAATTACTGTGTTTGCCTGGATGTCTGAAGTTGTTCTTGATAGTCCAACGTTGGTCGTACCCACAAATTTGATACCACAAGCCGGGGAATATAAGGAGCAGGATATCATTTCAAGACCTGCCTCTGTTATTTCCAATGCCGCAATTCCAATTTCTCCTATGTTGGGATCGCTATCTCCCTATGCCATGGCAGTAGCTAATAGTGCAGGGATGGTCGCATCGATGGCTAAGGCATTTGGGTATAGTCGTCCCACGACAGTAGTACAACCCATGAAGATGATGCCACGTCACATATGCAATCTAGCAAATTATGATGTTGTAGATAATGGCACGAAGCTATCTTTGGATGTGAAGAACGAAGTGACAGTAGACACTCGAGTGATGGGTTTGGCGGGTAAGGAAGAAACTTCTTTCACATACTTAGCATCGATTAACAATTACTTGAGGAGTACGCAGTGGTTATCCACACAGATAACGGGGACCAAGTTGACTACAATACGTGCTTGGCCCCTTCACAGGGTGGCACATGGTACATTGGTTGCATCAGCATATCCTTCATACGCATTGCCTACTTTTGATTTTGCTTACTGGACAGGAACTTTTGTATTGAAAATCGAAGTGGTTGCATCTTCTTTTCATAAAGGTAGATTGCAAATAGTTTATGATCCCAACACTACAGACGCAGCACCAGAGTCGAACATACAACACACATACATCATGGATATTTCAGATACGAAGGAATTGGTTATAGATATTCCTTGGTCGCAATCACGGACTTTTTTGAACACTCCTCCTACATGGCCCTCACAGTCATATACTGACACGGGTCTAGACATCGCAGGATCAAATGTGTTTGCAAATGGACAGATAGCTATTTATGTATTGAACGAGCTTACAGTCCCAAGTACGACGACTCAACCAATTGAAATTAATGTTTATGGAAGTTTTAAGGATGATTTTAAGGTGATGTGTCCAGAAAGATCTTATACTGATGCTGTGTTTAGGAATTTGACCACGCAAGCTGGAGCGATGGAAACTGACTGTGCGGAGGATTGCCAGATGCCGAATGATACGTCTGTTGAGTATTCAGCAGGAGGTGATCAAAGGAGCTCACAACAGATGGCGGTGTATGCTGGAGAGAGTATAACCACATTTCGAGCACTATGGAAGAGACCACATTTGTTATATGTCCTTCCTAAGAATACAGTGGCTAATACACTCACCACATATTTCTTTCCATTGAGAGCAAAACCTAGAGGCAACGTGCCCACGTTTACGAATTATAATCAGGTTACAAATTGTGGCTTGACTGTGGTAGCGTACGCCTATGCTGGATGGAGAGGATCAGTAAGATATAAGTGCGTGACTCAAGGACCAAGATCTCAAGTGTCATTCTATCCTAGTGTGTACGCAGGGTCAGGGTTTGGTGCTATTTCACGTGTTTTGAATTATGTGTATGGTACTACTACAACCGTTAATGATCTAGCGAGAGCTATGTTTTCTTTGGCAGCACCTAATAGGGCGAACAGGTGCCAGGAAATGCAGAACTCACAGCACCAACCAATGACTGAGGCAGAATACCCATATTATTCGCTTAACCGATTTTTCCCACACCGGAATTTAGGTTTTGAGTTACAAAGTGGTGAAAGATTGGTTAATATGGAAGTTATATCATATGAGTTAAGTGCAACGGG